ATATTATACTGATAAGTTCGGAATAGAGATTAAGAGAATTAACATGGAATTTTAAAAAGTTGATATATTTATATGCAAATTAAAATATTATGAAAAAAGTTATAAGATTAACAGAATCAGATTTAATACGTTTAGTTAAACGTGTTGTTAGAGAACAAGAAGAATGGTCACAAGATGACGAAGATAAAATTAAATTTCTTGGGCAACAGCGAAGCAACCTTATGAAAAAGGGTGAAAATATTCCTTATCTAAAAAATTATGCAGTGGATGGGGAATATACTGATGATTCATACGATAGATTTAAACAAGATTTTGATAAATGGGATGAAGATAGTGGATATAATGAGTTAGGTAGACAAATTAAATCTATTGCGGATAGAAGACCGAAAATTCAAGAACCTGGTATTACAAAAGAAAATAAATGGGAAGTTATTGGACAACTTCAGGATAAAATACAAAAACTTAACAATGAAATACCAAGATATGATGTAAATTCTGATGAAGATTTTGAGTCAGTGTATGAAAAATATTTAAAATGGCAAAGTAAAGTTGATAGTATCAAAGATAGAATAGGTAGGATTATGAAAACTAACGTTTAATTAATAAAGATTGTTGAAAACCCCCACTTGAAAAGGTGGGGTTTTTGTTTTATATTTGTATCAGTTACAAGAGTTCTTTGAAATAAATAAAGAGATAATATTATGGAAACAACTTATTTTGTTTTAAGTTGATAGATATTTATTTAAAAAAAGTATGAATGAAATAGTAAGTTGTGTTTACACCATTACATCACCTGTTGGTAAGGTTTATATTGGTAGTACTTGTCACTTTAAAAGACGTATGTGGGAACATAGTAAATCAAAAGGACATCGTAAATTAAGTAACTCTATTAAAAAATATGGATGGGATTCCCATATTCCTGAGATTATTCATATTTGTTGTATTGAGGACTTACGACATCTTGAGATAAAATATAAGGAAGAATTTGTAAGTATTTGTGGATGGGATAACGCATTATTTTTAAAAATTGATGATGCTAGTTCTTACACACGGACTGAGGACTTCAAAGACAAAATGAGACAAATTGCGATTACTAAATGGAGAGAATTACCGAATACTATGGGTATGTCCGGAAAAAAACACAATAAAAATAGTAATGAAAAAAGAGTTGTTACTAAAATTAATAATGGGACAATCAAACATACTGAATTAACTAAAAATAAAATATCTAACGCTAATAAAGGTAAAAAACATTCGGATATAACACGAATAAAAATATCGTTATCTAAAAAGGGTAAAACAATATCAGAAGAACATCGTAAATCTTTAAAAATTCCTAAAGGACCACAAGTTAAAATAGTGTGTCCATACTGTTTAAAAGAAGGTGGAAATGCAATGAAGAGATGGCATTTTGATAATTGTAAAAATAAATAAAAAGATAAAATAAATAAAAATGGAAATGACTTATTATTTTGTTTTAGGTATGCTCTCGGTTGTTGCTCTAATTTTTATTGGGGTAATTACTTGGGGTATGTTTAAGATTAGTAAACAACAAACAGAAATTGGAAATCTGAAAGAAGATATCCAACAATTAGTGAGAAGAATTTCACAAGAAATAGAAGATACGACTCGTCGTATTGATAGTGAAAGACAATACATTCAATCTGGGGTTAGAGAACATAATGACAGATTGGAAAGACAAATTACAGATATTTGGAGAGGTATAACGGATTCTATTTCTGAATCCAACTCATATACTGACAAACGAATTGATAAATTAATTGATACATATGATATCAAGAAAGAAAAAGACCTTTTAAAAGGATAAAATAAACATAAAGAACTCTTGTAACTTTTTAAAAAAAAATATATTATGAAAACTTTCAAAAAAATAATGGGAATACTTCCCTTAATCGTTGCTCTTTACCTTTTTGTGGTATTGTTGATTTCAGCATTTACAGGAACTAAAATTGAAGAATATGTTGATGTTAAGTGGTGGGGATTGTTCCTTTTAGTTGACCTTTGGGCTGAACAAAAAAATAAGAAGTTATATGAGGGTGAATAGAAAAAACGCATTATCTTTGTCGTATGATTTTAAAGATTGAACAAGACATAAAAGGGGTATTCCCAAACATTTGGATATGTTCTGACCCGCACTACAACCACAAGAACATTTGTAGAGGAACGACTAATTGGAGAACAACAGATAACGAAATTCCTGTTGACCAAACTCGTAACTTTGATACGATTGAACGAATGAACCAATCAATCGTTGATGGTATCAATTGGAATGTGGGTCAGGATGACGTATTGATTTGTCTTGGTGACTGGTCTTTTGGTGGGTTTGAGTTCATCAAACAATTCAGAGATAGAATTGTGTGTAAGAATGTTCACTTGGTACTTGGTAACCACGACCACCACATTGAAAGAAACAGAGAGAACATCCAATCAATCTTCAGTTCTGTTTGTGAATATCTACGAATTGTTGTGATGGAACCTGTGAAGAAAAATGAAGCAAAACGTCACGAGTTTGTATGTATGCACTACCCAATTCAAAGTTGGGACGGGATGAACAAAGGGATTATTCACCTTCACGGACACGTTCACCTACCAAACGGTAGAAAGTTCGGTAATGGAAAGAAAATGGATGTTGGATTTGACGGACACCCTGAGTTCCGACCTTACAACTTATTGAGAGAAGTATTACCTTTGATGAAAAATCGTGAGCAGTTGTCGGATATGCCGAATGACCACCACCTTGAAAGATTGTTAAACGCTGATAAATAAAAATTATGAAAATATATTTGGATGATGTTGTTTGATTTTTAATGGTTTTAAGATATTTATTATTAAATAATAGATATGGAAAAAAAATGTGGAATTTATAAAATAACGAACATCATAAATAATAAAGTTTATGTTGGAAGTGCGGTAAATGTAACCCATAGGTTTAAAACTCATGAAACATTATTAAAACAAAATAAACATTTTAATACTCATTTACAATCTTCTTACAACAAGTATGGTAAAGATAATTTCAAATTTGAAATTATTGAGTTATCTTCTAAAGATATTCTATTAGAAAGAGAAACTTTTTGGATAACTTTTATGAATGCAAATAATACTAATTATGGATATAATAAAAGATTATTAGTTAATAGTAATTTAGGTATTAAATTATCCGAAGAAACTAAAAGAAAATTAAGTCAAAGTCATTTAGGTCATAAACGAAGTGACGAAGCTAATAAAAAAATAATTGATTCACAATATAAAACTATTTGTCAATTTGACATGAATGGTGAATATATTAGGAGTTTTAATAGTTTACAAGATGCTGCAGTTTTTTTAAATGTTAAGTATACTACATCTATTACTGCGTGTCTTAAAAAAAGATTACCTTCGGCATTAGGTTTTACTTGGTGTTATGAGAACGAGAAAGAAACTTTTAAACCTGAACCATTAAAACGAACTAGTACTAAGAAAATTAAAATAAAGGTAACTTGTATTTTAACAGAAAAAATTACTATATTTGAATCAATAAATGACGCTTCAAAAAAATTAAAAATATCATGGAACATGATTGGTGAAGCGATAAAACAAAAAGAATATAAAAATCTAATATGGGAAAAGATATGACAAGTAATCGTATTCGTATTTATCTTGATGATGTGAGAACGCCAGTTGAAAAGGACTGGCAAGTTGTTAGAACTTTTTACGAACTGGCTGACTTGGTTCAGAAGGTTGGTTTGGATTATATTGATGTTATATCATTAGACCACGACCTTGGGGATAGTGCTATGACTGAGTATTACACAAACGTTTCACCTAACTATAAATTGAGTTATGAAAACATTGACGAGAAGACTGGATACGATGCTGCGAAGTTCTTGGTTGACGAATTCTATAAACTAAACCCTGAAAGATTGGAGATGGGTTATTCCAACCGAAAGAGAGAACCAATTAAGTTCCCTGATGTTTATACTCACTCAGCTAATCCTATTGGTAGTGCTAACATCATGGGTTATATCAATAACTTCTTGATGAATGAGGGTAAACCACAAAATTGTATCAGAGTTCAAATACCACATACCGTATGACACTAACAAGTAGAATAGAGTTAACTATCAATCTTACGATTGACCAGCGTTTGGATATCATTAAAAAGATTGACCAACACTTTGATATTTTAGATTTCGGAATTGGACCAGTACCTGATGATGTTGATGAACAGGACGAGAACATCCATCGTAGGATTGATAGTTTCTACCCAGGACTTCCAAGAACTACAAAAGTATATTACACAATTAATTAATATGGGTTACGCAATTTCTATGGTATTTTTTTGGGTATTCCTGATTAGTACTAGCTCACTTTTAGTTATTATTTTTGGAACTTATTTGTCCAGTAAGACAAAAGGTAGTAGATTTGACAAATGGTGGAGACGAAATATCGTTGATGATATACCTGAAGAATTAGAAGATTAAAATATGAAAACACTATATATCGTAAGAGGAGTACCAGGAAGTGGTAAGAGCACATTTGCCAAATCTATTGGTGGAATACACATTGAGGCTGACCAATTTTTTATGGAAAATGGTAAATATAATTTTGATATTACCAAAATCAAATTGGCTCACAAATACTGTCAAAACCAAACTGAAGCTTGGATGAAAACCGATGGAGCACAAGTTAATAATCATAAGATTGTTGTTTCAAACACATTCACACAAGAGTGGGAAATGAAACCTTATTTTGAATTGGCTGAAAAGTACGGGTACATTGTGTTTACAGTAATCGTTGAAAATCGCCACGGACATAAGAATATCCATGATGTTCCTGAAGATAAGATACAACAAATGAAAGATAGATTTGAATTCAAATTAGTATAAACAATGATTGATAACATTGAATTAATAAAAGATTTAATGAACTTTGAAAACGAGGGAGATTTCTATATGCTCTACGTATTCAAACGAAAAAAGGACCAACCTGAAGGTGAGAGAGACAATCACCAATCAGTTCGGACTATTAAAACTTATTGTGTTGAAAGTATTGAATACTTGGAAAAACGATACGATGAGATTAAACAACTCTGTGAGATGTTTAAAGCTCGGGCGTATATCCACGTTCAAAAACAAAATCATAAGGATGTCTCTTTGGATATGATGGTATCTTTAGCTGAAAGAATTCGTAATGGACAGAACATTCAGAAAGGTTTATTTGACTCAGTTGTTGGGCAGATTAAAACTTATGAAAAGAGGTGGATTGTAGATGTTGACACTAAAGATGAGACTGAATTAAATGCGGTTAAGTTTGCAATCAATAAGTTTTGTAATCCTGAAGGAGATAAGATTCATTCAATCATCCCAACTAAAAATGGTTACCACATCATTACTGATAGATTTGATGTGATGGAATTTAAAAAACACTTTTCTGAAATAGAAATACAAAAAAAGAATCCAACTTTATTATTTTTACCTAATTCATTATGTTAATTTCATTTATCATTATTTTCATCCATTGGATTGCCGACTTTGTATTACAAACTGACTGGCAAGCCCAAAACAAAAGTAAGAACAACTTTGCTTTATTAAGTCATACATCAAATTATTCAATGGTGTGGTTGTTACCTATGTGTTTTGTCTTTGGTATGATGAAAGAAGGTGCGACAACTGAATGGATTGTTTGGTCTACTTTATATTTTAGTATGATTACTTTTGTTGTTCACACTATTACCGATTACTTTACTAGTCGTCTGAATAGTAAGTTGTGGGCGGCTGGTAAAGTTCATTACTTCTTTGTTAGTGTTGGTTTTGACCAAGTGTTACATTATGGTCAGTTATTTTTAACGTATCATTATTTGTTTAATCGTTAATTGTTTTGTATCTTTGTTAAATGAATGAAGTTCTAAACAAATATTTTGAGGAAGGGTTGGTGTATAAACAAATACATCCAACTCTTCCTTTGACTATATGGAACTACACTGAAAAGGTTCAGTATGAAGGTTTATGGGATGATGTTACTTTACAAACTCGTGGGTTAGTTACTGACGACAAAGGTAATGTTGTTGCTCGTCCATTTAAAAAGTTCTTCAACATAGAAGAAGAAAGACACACTCCGACTTCTGAGTTTGATGTCTACGAAAAGATGGATGGTTCACTTGGTATATTGTTCAACTATGAGGGACAATGGGTGATGGCAACTCGTGGTTCATTTGCTTCTGACCAATCATTAAAAGGTTTCTTCATGTTACAAAAGTATGACTTCAAGAAACTTCATAAAGATTACACTTACCTGTTTGAAATAATATATGATGATAACCGTATAGTTGTTAAGTATGATTATGAGGACTTGGTATTACTTGGTATGATAAATACTGAAACTGGTTATGAGGTTGACTTGTATGGTGATGGAGTTGATGTTAGATTTAAGAACATGGTTAACAATCTTGGTTTCAAAGTTGTCAAAAAATACGATGGAATTCGCGATTATAACGAATTGAAGGATAAAGTTGAACAAAACGCTGAAGGATTTGTTGTTCGTTTTACTAACGGAGATAGAATGAAAGTTAAGGGTGTGGAGTATCTTCGTCTTCATAAACTTATGACTAATGTATCTACCACTTCTGTTTGGGAAATGTTGAGTGAGGACAAAGATGTATTGGAAATACTGAAAGATGTCCCTGACGAATTCTATAAGAAGATAAAGATGTATGTTCAAGAGTTAAGGTATAACCATTATCAGTTTGGAGAACGTGCTGGTAAGATATATCAGTATTTCAGATATGGTAAGTATGGGGACAGAGACACTGAACCATCAAAGAAAGAGTTTGCTCTACACTTACAAAGAAATGATACTCACCCAAAGATAAAGGCATTATGCTTTATGATGTGGGATGGAAAAAGTACTGATAAAGTAATATGGAATTATTTAAAACCCGAATATAAAAAGTTATGAAAAAGATTTTAACATCCCCTTGGACATTGTTCTTCGTGTTCGTCGCAACAGTAATGTCGTTAATTGTAATTGCGTCTTATGATAAACAAAATGGTTATCATTATACTGAGGCTCATTATGTTATAAAGGTTGAGAGACACCGACCACAGAATGTTCACGAAGAGATGAACTTGTATTATGATATCACACTTGAGAATGGTGTAGATATTAAATCACTTAGACAGGTATCTGTTGGTGATACTATCTATTTTGATATGTATAAAGTTGGAAAGTAAGTAATTTATTTGTATATTTGTTAAATGTTGAAAGTAACCCTAATATCAGATACGCACACCAAAGAACGTAACGTTCTTGTGAATGGTGGTGACTTGATTTTACATAGCGGTGACGTTATGAACTCAGGTTACAATTGGGAAGATTTGTATGACTTCTTAAATTGGTTCAGTGAACTACCATATAAGATGAAGGTATTCATTCCTGGTAATCACGACAGATACATTGAGGACAAACCATTTGACGCTTGGAAGATGATTCGTGAGTTTAACGACAAAGGTGTTGTTTGTTTGATTGATGACTTCGTTGAGTTTGAGGGATTGAAAATCTATGGTAGTCCTTGGCAACCTGAGTTCTACAATTGGGCATTCAACCTACCACGTAATGGTAAGGAGTTGGAAGAGAAGTGGGCAAACATTCCTGACGATACCGACATCTTGTTAACACACGGACCGGCTTGGGGTATCTTGGATACCGTAGTCAATCGTCGTGACGTTAATCTTGGATGTGAGATGTTAGCAAAACGATTGGAGACATTACACCCACTAATCCATAGTTGTGGACATATCCACACAGGTTATGGGTATGTTGAGAAGAACGGGACACATTTCTTCAACGCATCTATCTTGGATGAGCGTTACCGTCACAACCAAAAACCTTTTGATATCACAATTGATGTTGAAAATAAAAAAATAGAAATACTATGATTGAAAAATTAGTTAAAAACAGAACTCCGTACCTTGGTAAAATGGTATTAAAGTTTGAGAAACATCCATACTACACAAGTGGTAAAGATGGTAAATTAAATAAGGTTCACCTTAATTTAGGGTTTACCAAATTAGTGACTAGGTTCAAACCAAAACAGGTTATGGAAGGTTACTCAAATATTGACCCCAAGAAGATTGAACTGATTGAGAAATACACTGGTGGTGTTATTGGAACTCATACTTTTGGAAAGGATGACGAATATACTTTGGATAATTCGTTTTTGACAAAGGATGGTGTGTATATTGGTGATATTGATACTGCTTGGTGGTATTACATTAACAAATTCTATGTTTGTAAAGAATATCCGCACGGAGTTGCCATCAAACTTAAAAGTTATGAACCAACTATTGTATTGAAAAATTCAATTGAAGATGAATATGAAAACTTTGTAACAGAACAGATTGAGAGCGATAATGTTGAAGGGTTCCACGGATATACACATCGTGGAGGTTCAACATTCAAGATTGGAGACAGATTGTTTGAGGCGGATTATAACCCAATTGTTGATGATTACGATAGAAAAGAGTTTGAGAAGTATTGGGAAAAATATGGTAAGTCATACTCAAAGGCTGACGACTTTGATAAAAAATCTATTTATGGTGATGGAATCAAGGCGGTAATACCGTTTAACCGTAGAGGTAAACAAGTCATTAAAGATTGGAACCAAGCAAGACAAGCCGCGATTAACATATCAAAAGATTTATCGTAATGACAGGAAAGATTTACAAGACAAGTAAAGGGTGGTACTTGGAAACCAAAAATAATGACTACCTACCAATTTATCCTAAACAGGAGATTAAAGATGTAAAGATTGGTTCTAGAGTTAATTACGAAGTCGTTGAAAAAGAAAATGATGGAATGGGTTATACCGAGACATATCAAATAATCAAATACGCAAAAATACTATGAAGATAATACCATTCTTTGATATGACTTGGTCTGATGAGTTCAAACAAGTTTCAATTATCCCAACAATCTTTATCACCAAAAGTTATGGGAATAGATATAATGTCTGTATAAACTTCTTATGTTTTGATTTTGGATTATGGGTAATACGAAGAAAATGAATGTAATTGAAGATTTAAGTAAGTATGAAGATTACCTTACCGTTGGTAAGTTAAGAAAGTTCTTGGAAGAACACCCTGAACTACCTGATGATGCTTTGGTTCTAACGCAACGAGTGGAAGACAAGTACTATGAGGAAAATGGTTGGGGTGTTGTGTTAAAAGAAAGTGCTTGGTATGAAACAGAACAAGAACAATACCATCCAGCTTGGTGTTGTGTTAAATATAATAATGACAATAACCTTTACATAGATTTACACTATTGATATGAAGAAAATTAACGGAGAAGTATTATCAACTCACCCATTCCCGGATTCAGAGTTTGTTCAGGACATAATTTATTACGACGCACCAATCCTGTCGTTATATAAGTTTGAGGACAGATTGTTCTTGTGGTATTGGATGGACACCAGCGAAATCATGAACCGATGGAGCGTGATTGAAACAACCATGGACAAATTGAAAACATGGAAAGAGAAAGATTATGTTTGGGAATTTGTTGAAGATTGTATTTTGAATAATGAAGTTTATTTCATAAATTTGGACACAGAAAAGAAATTTGTTGTTGGGTGGAAGTGTGGTGTAGATGAATTAGTTAACTACGATTAATAATTAAATAAATAAATATATGTCAAAAAAATCAGTTATTTTATCAGTCCTTGCGTCTGTTGTCCTTGTGTTATTCTTAGCATCATTTGGGTTTATGATATCTAAAATGTTATATCAAGATAGACCTGTTAAAGAGACACCTCAGTTTGAAGCACCATCATGTGATGATGAATGTGATTACGATGATGACGACAATGAATTTCAAACATTAGATACGTGTTTAAGTAGTGAAGAGATGTATCCGGCAATAGTTGTTGATGTGACTATTGACGAGTATTATGGTGAAGGGAAATACTATGCGGTGACTACACAAAATGGTATCCTTTATTATACTAAAAAGAAACCAAAAATTGGTGATACCGCAATGTACGTGGATGATAACCACAACATCATCAATTGTGACATGAATAAATAATAGAAATTATGGATAATTGTTTGGAAGTTAAGACAATAGCTCACGAAATTACAACGGCTCTAAAATATTTTGAAAAAGAAAAATTTGGATTTGAAAGCCGTACTTTAACGGTTCTACCTGAGGTGGAACAATCAAATGATGAAATCATAATTCCTGTTATCACAAAAAATAATAAACAAATAAAAATATCTATATCAGTAAATGAAACTGTTTGATGTAAAATTAGGAAAATGTATTGTAGGATTTTACTACAAAACATTATGGACGGATAATACTTTGAAGCAAAGTAATTATCGTCACGTTGGGGTTTATACCTCAAGACACTTATCGTATGTGTGGAATAAAGATGAAAAAACAAAAGAGAAGAAACGAGAGTCAACCTATAACTTTGGGTTAGATTTGTTTGTAGCTCGTCTGTGGATTTCGTTTAACTTCAACAAGAAGAAAGTTAATAAAACAAAAGAAGACAAACGAAAATTTGTTGAACCTTTAACTACTGAAGAAGTTGTTTGGAAACAA